AATAGAACTCAAACAACACAATCAGATTCACCGATGACTAAAGTAGATAGATCTACTTATGCAGGTTTTTCTAACAAGTTATCTAAAGGCACACCTAATCAATATTGGGTAGAGAGATTTATAGATAAAGTTAGAGTGCATATTTATCCAACACCTGATTCTTCTAATGCATCTAAAGATATGCATTTCTATTACATAAAAAGAATACAAGATGTAGGTGATTACACAAATGCAACTGATGTACCATTTAGATTTGTACCTTGTATGGTATCAGGATTAGCGTATTATCTATCTATGAAGTATCAACCAAATTTAATTCAACAAACAAAACTAGTTTACGAGGATGAGTTTGCAAGAGCGTTAGCAGAAGATGGTTCTGCATCTAGCACGCACATTACACGTATCAGAGTTTGAACCAAAGCAACCACAATTAGAACCAAAACCTATGAATGGTGATTCTATATCTTTAAGACATGTAAGACCAGGAAGAATAGAGCCAGCTGTCGCTGCTATGTTAGGTAACAATCCTTTTTCTACGACTGCAAGTTCACAAACTGTTACAGTAACAGAACCTAATCATGGAAGAACTTCAGGAGATACGGTAAGATTTAGAAATGTTCAAGGTAGCCCTGGAGGTGTAGTTTTTTCAACGTTTGAAAATTCTTCAGGTTTTAGTATAACAGTGACTACAACAGATAAATATACATTTACACTAGGGGCAACTCCTAGTATAACAGAAGAATCAGGAGGACCAACTGTGTCTGCAGGACCAGTTACAATAACACCATGATAGAAAAATTAAAAAATTTTATTTGTAAATTATTTGGCATAAAACAGTGTGAATGTGTCCCTGTTTATGAAGACGAAGAAGCTGTTAAAAAAGAACACTGTGATGGACATTCTAGATTTAGAAAAAGCTGTAAAGCTTGTCAGGAGGTAGTAGCATAATGGCTGGAATAAGTTACGACACGTTAGTTACACAAATTAGAAATTACACAGAAACAGACTCTAATGTTCTTACAACAGATATATTAGAAAATATAATTTTAAATGCTCAATATAGAATTATGAGAGACGTTCCTATTGATGCTGATAGAAAAGAACAATTAGCTAATTTTGTTGCTGGACAAGAAACTATAAATGCTCCAGCAGGATGTTTATTTATTAGAGCTATACAGGTCTACGACACTGCAGGATCTGAAACAACAGGAGCCAACAGGTATTTAGAAAAAAAAGATATAACTTATCTTCAAGAGTACCAAGATGTAACAGGTACAGCAGCTGCTCAAGGTCAACCTAAATATTACGCTATGTTTGGTGGAGCTACTGGAGATGGTGCTACCAACTCTGGTCGTATAGTTGTTGCCCCAGTGCCTAACACCACGTATAGATATAAAGTTCATTTTAACAAAATGCCAGACACTTTAGAGTCAAGTAATACCACTAATTATATTAGTCTTAACTTTCCAAATGGGCTATTATATTGTTGTTTATCAGAAACATATGGATTTTTAAAAGGTCCGATAGATATGTTGACTTTATACGAAAATAAATATAAACAAGAAGTACAAAAGTTTGCTAATGAGCAAGTCGGTAGACGAAGAAGAGATGACTACACAGATGGCACTGTTCGAATACCGGTAAACTCAGTAAACCCGTAGGAGATATAATATGGCAATTACATCGGCAATATGCACAAGTTTTAAAGTAGAGCTTTTAAAAGGTGTTCACGACTTTACAGCTACTACTGGTGACACTTTTAAAATAGCATTATACACAAGTTCAGCAACATTAGGTGCTGGTACAACAGCTTTTACAACTTCAGAGGAAATTACAAATTCTTCAGGAACAGCCTATACGTCGGGAGGTGCTACACTCACTAGTGTAACTCCTGTTGCTTCAAGCACAACAGCTATTTGTGATTTTTCTGACGTAAGTTTCACTTCTGCATCATTCACTGCAAACGGTGCTTTAATATACAACTCTTCAGAGTCTAACGCTGCAGTTGCAGCTATTGCTTTTGGAGCAGACAAAACTGTATCTTCTGGTACTTTTACAATTCAATTCCCAGCAGCGGGAGCTACAACAGCTATCATTAGATTAGCATAAGGAGGTAAATCCTTATGTCTTCAACCTGGGGATTTCAAACTTGGGGGTCTAATTCGTGGAACTCTGATGTTGTAGCTGTTTCTCTAACAGGTTTATCAATAACTTCATCTTTAGGTTCAGCTGAAGCTTCTAACGAAGCAGGATGGGGATCTGATGCATGGGGTGAAGATGGTTGGAATGGAGCTTTTAAAGTTTCGTTAACGGGAGTTTCTTTTACAGCATCAGTTGGAGAATTAGGAGCCTTTGCAGAGCAAGGATGGGGCAGAGATGCATGGGGTGAAGAACCATGGGGACAAAGTAATGACCCTGTAGTTAATGTAACAGGATTTGGAATAACATCTTCACTTGGAACAGCTGATGGATTTAACGTTGAGGGTTGGGGTAGACAAGCATGGAACAACTCTGGATGGGGTGTTAAATATGCTGTTGAACCAACAGGTCAATCAGTTACATCTTCTGTTGGTTCTGTTTCTGCTTTTGATACTACAACCGTTGAGGTTACCATGCCTCAACAAATTGACTCTCTTCAAGGAGGCGCTGAGGCAGATTTAGTAACACCTGTAACTTTAACAGGATTTGGAATAACTTCTGGTATAGGAGATGTAAACGCAGAAAACTTAGCTGGTTGGGGCAGACAAGCTTGGGGTAATTCTGGTTGGGGTGTTCAATATTCTGTTGAGCCTGGAGGAGTGTCTGCAACTTTCTCAATAGGTTCTGTTGAAGCGGGAGATATTCAAACAGTAATACCAACAGGTCAATCAATAACATCATCTGTAGGAGATATATCACCAGAAGATGTTGTAGGAGTTTCTTCGGTTGGTGTAATAACTTCTGCTTTAGGTGAAATAACAAGCGTTGGAACTTTAGTTGGTTGGGGTAGAAATGGTTGGGGTGAAGAGCCTTACGGAAGTTCTATTAACAGTTTAGTAACTGTAACAGGTGTAAGTGCAAGTTTAAGTGTTGGCTCAATTAGTCCAGCAGATGTAGTAGGGTTAACAGGGGTCTCATCAACTACGAGTGTTGGTTCAATTAGTCCAGCAGATGTAATGGGCTTAACAGGAGTTTCATTAACTGCAAGTGTTGGCGATATAACACCTGCGGATGTAGTTGCCTTATCAGGTGTTTCTTCAACTTCAGCGGTTGGTTCTTTTGCTATTGCAGATCAAATCGTAGGACTTACAGGTCAATCAGCAACATCTTCTGTTGGAAGTATAACTATTTCTTCAAATCCTATAATCATACCAACAGGAATATCTTTAACAGCATCAGTTGGTTTAATTACTCCAGCGGATGTGGTAGGAATAACAGGTCAATCTATCTCATCATCTGTGGGATCTATAACTACCTCAGATGTAGTGGGATTAGACGGTTTAAGTATTACAACATCACTAGGATCTATTGTAACAATACCTGTTTATGGAGATGTTGACACGGGTTCAAATACATCGTATAACGACGTTTCAACTGGTTCGAATAACAGTTATTCTGATGTAAATACAGGGTCAAATACTTCGTATTCTGATCCATCTACAGGTTCAGATGAAAGTTATTCTGATGTTGCAACGGGATCAAATACAAGTTATACTGACGCTGCATAGGAGATAAATTATGGCATCAACATACACCCCTCTGGGTATAGAAAAACAAGCAACTGGTGAAAACGCTGGTACTTGGGGAACAAAAACAAATACTAATTTAGAAATCGTAGAACAAGCCATTGGTGGAACTGCTTCACAGGCTGTGTCTGACTCTGGAGATACAACTCTTTCAGTAACGGATGGTGGAACTGGTGCAACTCTTGCACACAGAGTTATAGAATTTACTGGATCATTAACTGCATCTAGAAATGTTACAATACCTTTAGATGTTCAACAACTTTATCTTTTAAAAAACGGAACCTCTGGTTCACAAAACGTTGTATTTAAATATGCAACTGGATCGGGAACTTCAGCTACAGTTTCAAATGGTAAAACTATTTTAGCGTATGCAAAAGCAGACGATGTCACTAATCCAAATATAGTTTCTGTTGAGTTTGGTGGAGACGTAGTAGATGATACATCACCACAATTAGGTGGAGATTTAGATGTCAATGGAAATGATATTGTATCAACTTCAAACGCAGATATAGATATAGTTCCAAACGGAACTGGAGATGTAGTTCTTGCAGCAGATACAGTAAAAGTTGGGGACTCTGGTGCAGCAGCTACTTTAACATCAAACGGGGCTGGGGCATTAACTGTAACAACAGGGGGTGCAGCAGATTTAATTTTAAACACAAATAGTGGGACAAATGCAGGAACCGTCACTCTTACAGATGCAGCAAATGGGGATATAACTATAGCTCCAAACGGCACAGGTAGAGTAAAAATAACTAACGCATCACCTGGAACAAGTTCAACACAAATAGCAACTACCGATGGAAAAGGACTTGTGTTCTCCATGGTTTTCGGGTATTAATTTAAAAGGAGATTAAAAAATGGCAACACCAAATCTTGTAAATATAGCAACGATCACACCTAAAAATGCTATGGGTAGTTTATCTGATACAAACAGAACTACTATGATCGACGTGCCTGCAGAAACAGCAGTCAGAATTGATACGATATTATTAGCAAACATTGATGGAACTAGTGCTGTTGATGCAACAGTAGAAATTAGTAACGACAACGGTTCAACTTATTATAAAATTGCAAGCACAATTTCAGTGCCAGCAGATTCAACATTAGATTTAATTTCAAGACCTATCTACTTAGATGAAACAGATTTAATAGCCGTTACAGCAGGTGCTGCCAACGATTTAGCATTTCATGTTTCTTATGTAGAAATGGTAGATTAATTTTAAGGAGGAAAGATAAAAAATGCCTAAAATAATTAAACCCGCAAAAGGAAGTTTTACAGCAGCAAGTGTAACTATTGATTCATCTGGTAGAGTAGTTGCAGCCTCTTCTGGATCTGCAGGAGTAGCAGGAACTTTAGTTATGACACATTTTAAAAGTGGTTCTGGAAACATAGATACAGTTTCAGGCGCTACAAACATGGTCGGATATTTAACAGGCGGTGGCGGGGGAGCTGGAAATGACGGCAACTCTGCACAAGGTGGCTTTGGAGGAAGAGCAGTTTTTGAAGTTCCAGTGTCTCACCCTCAATCAATTGCTTTCGCAACTGGAGGTGCTGGTGTAGCAGCAGGGAATCAAAATGGAAACGATGGCAATGATTCAACATTTGGTGATCCCGCACTTGTAACATGTGAAGGTGGAGAAAAAGGATTTGTTTCTGGTATCGCTGGAACAAATAACCCAGGAAGTGTTTCTTTTGCTAACTCAGGTATAACAGAATTTGCAAGAGGAGATGGTGCTCCAGGATCACCTGGTCAAGGAGCGTCTGAAGGAAATATTGGTTTTGGTAGCACAGGGTTAATGGGGGGAAGCCCAGGACAAGGTAAAACTTCTGGTCCAGGATCACCCGGTAAACCTGGTTTTCTAGTTGTCTTTCAAAATATAGGTTCATAAAAATGGCTTACGCAGTTATAGATAAAAAAAATCGTTCTAATGGTGATAGTGTTGGAATTAAATCAATAGCAGCAGACGACGCTGCTTTAGAAAAAGTTTTTCCAGATTCGCTTACTAAGTTTTGTGAAACAGTAAACATAAGTGATGAGTTCTATAATCTTCTAAGATTAGAAAACACGAACGCTGTGTGGCAAGATGGAAATCTTGTTACAAGTAGCGACTATGCTAATCCGCCAGGAACATATACTAAATCTGATATGGATTCGTATGTAACGGGCATAAAGGAATTTATTGAATATCACTTTGAACAAGGAAATTATGTTGATAAAAATGATTGGCAAGATTACATAGTTGAACTTGAAGGTTTAGATTTTTCTACTATTTCGGGAAATAACATCCCTGAAATTATAGAAAACAAAGGTGTTACTTACAAAAATATTTTACAACTGCCTTGGGCATTAAATTCATAAAAAAATCTTTACATTAATTTTAAAAAAGATAATATATTTTATATTAAAGATATAAATATGTTAGAAAATAAAATAACGTTTTCAGCAGCTAGTCTGTATGTTGATTTAAAAGAAGATTATCCTGAACCTATAAAACTAAATCTACCATCTTGGTATAAAAATTTAACAAAAGAAACTAATGATTTTAAAGGTTTAAAATCTTGCATGCCTTTTCTTGATACTTTAACAACAGGTTACACTCTTAAGCTACCACAAGATTTTATTTTAGTTAAGGATAAAATTGTTAAAGTGGATAATTCTGAAAGTGACGAATATAAGTATACAAATATTTTTCACGGCATGGATGTAGGTCCTAAAAAAGAATTTAATTTAAATTCTAGTTCTATTCCTCAAACTCATCCCTTTGAACAAATAAAAAACAGTTATATACCGTATTTAAATAAATCTAATAACGTTTATAAATTTTTAAATCCTTGGCATATCAAAACACCTCCAGGATATTCGTGTTTATTTTTACCACCTATAAATAGAGAAAATAAATATTTTAGTATTATTCCAGGCATAGTGGACACAGACACATATGAATCTCTTGTTAATTTTCCTGTAATATTAAAACAAGTTAATGATGAACCAATTGATGTAACTATTTTTAAAAGCACTCCTTATGTTCAAGTAATACCTTTTAAAAGAGAAAAATGGAAAGCAGAAATAAAAAAATTGAGTGATAAAAATATAAAAAAAAGATGGTTGAGAGTAGGTTTAACATTTAAACATTTATATAAAAAATTAAATTGGGCAAAGAAAGGTAGTTATTGGAGATGATAGATTATATTCGTATTTTTGATAATGTTTTTGAAATAAAAACTTTGTCTTATTTATTAAAATATTTAAATAAAATTGAGTTTACCCCAGCTTTAATTTCAAATGAAGAACAAACGAATGTTGTTGATAAAAATATTAGAGATGTGGGAGGACATTATTTTAGTTGTACAAATAATTCTATGTCTGACGTTTTTTGGGCAAATTATTTTAAAAAAACATCTAATAAATTACTTGATATGTACAAACAAAATTTTAAAACTTGTAAAACAAAACAATGGGAAGCTTTTAATGTTTTAAAATATGATAAAGATAATTTTTTTAAACCACATGTAGACCATGGGTCTGACCATCCAAGAACTATGAGTTTAATTTATTTATTAAACAATGATTACGAAGGTGGTGATTTAATATTTTTTGATCAAACAAAAAATGATGAAGAACATATTCTTGAAAAAAAAGCTAACAGGGCTGTGCTTTTTCCAAGTAATTTTGTATTTAAACATACAGTAACTCCTGTAAAGAAAGGAACGAGATTTTCGGTAGTGGGATGGGCATTATAAAAAAAGATTTTAGATATAAAGTTATTAAAAATTTTATTTCTGTTGATGAAAAAAATTTACTTCATGATTATACAAGAATAAGACATAGAGCAAATGATGAATCTTTTGAGGGGAGTATTAGTAATCATCCTGATACAATGATTTATGGTGATCCAATCATGGAGTCACTTTTAATTAATAAATTAAAATTAATGGAAAAAAATACTGGTTTGGAACTTCTTCCAACTTATGCTTGTTGGAGAATGTACACTTGGGGAGCATGTCTTAAAAAACATAAAGACAGGGAAAGTTGTGAAATTTCAGTTACCGTTTCACTTGGATCAAGCGATGATAAACCTTGGCCTATTTACATTAATGACAAACCTGTAATTTTAGAACATGGAGATGCAGTTATATACTTAGGAATGGAAGATACACATCATCGAAATACATTAGATTCTGATTATCACGCACAAGTTTTTTTACACTACGTAGACAAAAATGGTCCAGGTAGAAATAACGTTAAAGATGGACGTTTAATTTATGGGGTAAATCTAGAAGGGAGGCCTGTCAGATGAAAATGATTAGAAAAAAAGATGGTATAGATATTGTTTTTTCTTGGAAAGAAATTTTTACAATGATATTAAAAAGAAAAATTAGTCTTGATAATAAAAGTTTAAAAGATGCTACTGCTCAAATATTACAGTTTACAATAACTTTGCATGAAAATTTTGATGATTATCTAAAAAAACTTGAAGAATCACCAGAGTATAGAAAGTTTATACAAATTAATAGAAATGGAAATAATAAAGATAATAGATAAACCAATTCAACAAAGGACATTTCTTTACGAGTTTCAAATAGAGAATGAAGACACAGATTATTTTATTGAAAAAATTGAAGATAATATAGACTCAGAATTAAGTGGTAGAACTAACGTAAAGGGTTTAATGACAAGTTATAAACTTTTTGTTAATGATGATTTATTAAGAAAAACTTTACATTCAGTAATAGAGAATGTTGAGGCTATAAAAAATTATGGCACAGGCAGAATGCGTTTAATAGATGCTTGGGGTATTAAACTTTTAGTTGGTCAACACACACAAGAACACAACCATAGAAGTTGTTATTTATCTGGAATTTGGTATTTAAATGATTGTGAGAATCCTTTAATTTTTCCAGAGTTAAATTTAACTATTAAACCTAAAAAGAATAGAGTTTTATTTTGGGATCCTGTTTTAAGACATTACACCCCTACAGTTAAAGATAAAACTAAATATGCCGTAGTATATAATTTTGAAGAAGTTAAAAATTGGGATAATTTAAAAGGTGCTCAAAAATGAATATTACCAATGTGCAAAATATAAATTTTAAAGCATCTCCAATAACTATATATTCTACTGATTTTTTTATACCCACAGATAAGATAGAGGATTTTAAAAAAATATGTTCTTATAATAATCCACCAAAAGGCACTATTACATTATCACAAAATTTAAATATATTACAACACGAAAATTTAAAAGATCTAAATAAATTATTTAACAAAGTTTCTGATCACTATTCTAAAGAAGTGTTAAGTTTAAAAAATAATTTTGTTATGACAAGTAGTTGGAGTAGTTTATCTAAAAAAGGGGATTATCATCATCTTCACAATCATCCCAATATTGTTTTTAGTTTAATTTATTATGTTACAGATAATAATAGTGAATTACTAGTTGGGGCAACTAAATCGGCTATACAAGAAAATTTAAATTTTGATTATTATGTTGATAAACGTAATGTATATAATTCGTCTAGTTGGACCATAAAACCTAAAAAAGGAGATATGATAGCTATTTTAGGGGATCTTGTTCATAGAACAATGCCTCACGTAGGAGATAATGATCGTATGATTGTAGGTGCTAATTATTTTTTAGATGGTTATATAGGCACTGATAATGATATTTATTCCTCTTTTAAAATAAAAACCTCTGGTATATAATGCTGGGGCTATGCTACAAAAAATAGGTTTTCAGCCAGGTATAAATAAACAGATCTCAGAAACTACAGCAGAGGGTCAATGGGTAGACTGTGATAACGTTAGATTTAGATACGGAACACCTGAAAAGATAGGTGGGTGGAAACAATTAGGGACAGATGAGCTAACAGGAGCTGCTAGAGGTTTACACCATTATGTAAACAGTTTAGGCAGAAAATATGCAATCATAGGAACAAACAGAATTTTATACGCTTTTTCTGGAGGTGTGTTTTATGACATACATCCAATTAAAACTACAACAACGCTTACAAGTGCATTTAGCACGACTCAAGGTCAACCAACCGTAACACTAACTTTCTCATCAAGTCATAATATTACAGCTGGAGAAATTATTTTATTAGATAATTTTTCTACAATAACGGGATCTAATTTTGGTGCATCTGATTTTGATGATAAAAAATTTATGGTAGCAAGTGTACCAACTCCTGAAACTCTTACAATTACAATGCCATCAAACGAATCAGGATCTGGCGCTACAACATCTGGTGGTATTAGAGTTCAACATTACTATCCTGTGGGTCCGGCCGTGCAAGCAAAAGGTTTTGGATGGGGTCTAGGATCTTGGGGTGGAGAAGAACCCGGTGCCATTACAACTACTCTAAATGGTGCTATTAACGATTCAACAACAACTATTGTATTAACAGACGCATCACAGTTTCCTAGTTCAGGAACTAACTTTATTAAAATAGGAACTGAAGAAATGTCTTATACAGGTATTTCAACAAACACTTTAACAGGTGTAACTAGAGGAGTTAGAAACACAACTGCTGCATCACATAGTGATGGCGCAACTATTACTAATACATCAGACTTCGTAGCGTGGGGTGAAGCTGCATCAGGAGATTTAGTTATCGAACCTGGTATGTGGTCACTAGATAATTTTGGTGACAAAGCTATTTGTTTAATTGCTAACAACGCTTGTTTTGAATGGGACTCTTCATTGTCAAATGCAACAGATACAAGAGCAACTATTATATCAGGTGCACCAACTGCATCAAGACACATGGTTGTATCAACACCTGATCGTCACTTAGTATTTTTTGGAACAGAAACAACTATTGGAGATACACAAACACAAGATGAAATGTTTATTAGATTCTCAGACCAAGAGGATATAAATACGTATACACCTACAGCGACCAATACGGCAGGCACACAAAGACTGGCCGATGGATCAAGGATCATAGGAGCTATTAGAGGTAGAGATGCAATTTATGTTTGGACTGATACAGCACTATTTACTCAACGTTTTGTTGGTCAACCTTTTACCTTTGCGTTTGCGCAAGTTGGAACTAACTGTGGACTTGTTGGAAAAAATGCGTGTGTTGAAGTTGATGGTTCTGCGTATTGGATGTCAGAGAATGGTTTCTTTAGATATGCAGGTAAATTAGAATCATTACCATGTTTAGTAGAAGATCATGTATTTGATGATATAAATTTAGAATCTGGTAATCAAATGGTGTCCGCTGGATTAAATAATCTTTTTGGTGAAGTTATATGGTTTTATCCAACCTCTTCATCCTCTGTTGTAAATAGACAAGTTACTTATAACTATTTTGATTCATCACCACAAAGACCAGTTTGGACTATAGGAACACTTTCTAGAACTGTTTGGAAAGACTCCGCTGTATTTGGAAAACCTCATGCAGCAGAATATGATGCAGACACAGATACATCATTTGATGTTGTAGGGAACACAGAAGGTATAACAACATACTATCAACATGAAACAGGCACAGATCAAAATAAAAATGGAACTATAACTGCTATTACATCTAATATAGCCTCTGGAGATTTTGATATTACTCAAAGAATAGCTGGAGGAGCTACAACGGGAACAGCTGACATAAGAGGTGATGGGGAGTTTTTAATGAAAATTAGAAGGTTTATACCAGACTTCATATCTCAAACAGGTAACACACAAGTTACTTTACAATTAAGAAATTTTCCAAATGATGCTAAAGCTAGCTCATCATTAGGACCTTTTACAATTTCCTCATCTACACAAAAAGTAGATACTCGTGCAAGAGCTAGAGCTATTGCATTAAAAATAGCAAATACAGGGGCTAGTCAAGAGTGGAAGTTAGGAACTTTTAGATTAGACATACAACCAGATGGACGTAGATAATGGCAAAAATAGTACAAGTATTAACCAGAGCTAGTAAAGAATATGATTTAGAAACAGCAGAATCTCAAGTAAGAGATCTTGATGCAATAGTAGAAAAATTAAATACAACGTATCAACAAGAACTAAAGGATGAAGTAGAGGCTCAAAACTTCTTTTTACAATAATGGCTAACAGTTTTATAAATAAAAAAGTAGATTTAACTACAACAGATTTAACTACACTGTATACGGTTCCTAGTTTCAAAACAGCTGTTATTAAATCATTATTAGTGTCCGAAGACGCTGGATCAGGAAGCACAATAACTATAACTTTAGTAAATGCTAGTAGTGCTATATTTAATTTATTTAAAGATAA